ACTGTGAGAATAATTCAAACATGGGCGGATTAGCCACATATGAATTATTCTCACAGTATCAAGAATTGATAGGTAAAATGTTTGGGTCTTTTATAAACTTCACATGGCATCCGCAGAGCCACAAATTAATCATACATCAGCGTCCCAGAGGTGAAGAGTCAGTGATGATACAGGTATATAACACCAAACCTGACTTTGCCATCATAGATGACATATATTCCGGACAGTGGATCAAGGACTATACCTTGGCCAACTGCAAGATGATGCTGGGACAGGCTCGCGAAAAATTCGCACAGATAGCAGGACCACAGGGCGGATCAGGCCTTAACGGTGCTGCTATGAAAACTGAAGCTACTGCAGAAATGGAAAAACTAGTGGATGATCTAATGAAACTAGTGCCCGGCGGCAGTGGTTATTCTTGGATAATTGGTTAAAAACTCTTGACCTTGTGATCGATCTATAGTATACTGTCTTTGTAAGGAGACATTTATGATTATAGGGGTATGTGGTTTTATTGGCAGCGGCAAGGACACAGTCGCAGACTATCTGGTTAATTTCCACGAATTTAGACGAGAATCATTTGCCAGCACACTAAAAGATGCGGTGGCAGCAGTATTCGGTTGGGACCGGACCATGTTGGAAGGTCGTACCAAAGCAGCTCGTGAATGGCGAGAGCAGGTAGATCCATGGTGGGCCAAACGCTTGGATATGCCTACGCTGACTCCGCGGTGGGTGCTGCAATACTGGGGCACAGAGGTTTGCCGCAAAGCATTTCATGACGACATATGGATTGCCAGCTTGGAAAACAAACTGCGCAATTCACAGGATCATGTGGTGATTTCAGACTGCCGTTTTCCTAATGAAATTGCCAGCATACGCAATGCAGGTGGCAGAATTATCTGGGTACAACGTGGTGAGTTACCTGAGTGGTATGATACCGCTGTGGCAGCTAATCAAGGCTACAATTGGGCACATCAGGATCTCAAAATGCGTAAGATACATGCTTCGGAAACTGCTTGGGTAGGCACAGAATTTGATCATGTTTTGATTAACGATCACAGCATAGACGAGCTCTACGACACAGTGAGATCAATAATCAGCAACGAGATCTCCCTGTCTCCAAGCAATTCCCTCTTTGCTCAGAACGCCAGCACAGTTTAGACATATGGTTTTGAGATTCGCAGGACGGCAGTTGTCTAGATTGCTGTCTATGTGAAATACCCTGAATACTTCTACGTGCGGTGACCTAAAGCCGCATTTCTCACACTGCGATTTCATCTTGTAGCCGCTACGTAACCATCGAGGTACTCCTGTGTATACACCGTGTGACATGCATATTTCACAAAGACTTCTGTAGTAGGTCTTGGAATTTTTCTTGTAGTTCACAGCACATGGCCTTACACCACACTTACACATTGGTCTCATAAAGATATTTAACGTATCTATACCTTTTCCACCCCTTTTATCCTGATATTAACCATCCATTTTTACACTTGGCGGCTAAATATTATGAGCAACTATTACCAGGAGAAAATGGGATGGCACTACAATCACCAGGCGTACAAGTTACGGTAATCGACGAGAGTTTTTATACACCAGCAGAACCTGGTACTACACCTCTTATCGTAGTAGCAACAGCGCAAGATAAAACCAATGGTGCAGGCACAGGCACTGCATTAGGTACCACAGCGGCCAATGCTGGCAAGGCCTTTAAGATAACCAGCCAGCGAGAACTAACAGAAACATTTGGTGTTCCATTCTTTGAGAAAACAGCCAGTGCTACTCCTGTACATGGTTCAGAGCGCAACGAATACGGACTGCTTACAGCCTACAGTTTATTAGGTGTAAGCAACGCTGCTTTTATTGTAAGAGCAGATATTGATCTAGATGAACTAGAAGCACAGACTGACGCCCCGGGAGCGAATCCCACGAACGGCCAGTGGTGGATTGATACACAGGCCACAACCTGGGGTATTCAAGAATGGAACGGTGCTGCTGCCACAGTAGCAGGCGGACAAAAATTCACATACAAAGTTCCACTAGTATTAACAGACGCAGACTTTCCATCGAAGATCGATGGCAATGCGCCTAAAGCAGCGGTAGGTCAGATCGGCGACTATGCTGTGGTTTTCCGCACAGTAGAAGGTGACACTTCATTTGGTGCAGAAGAAGAATATGCAAGGATCTATTACAAATCAGCAGGTAACGGCGGTATTGGCGGTGGTGGAACTGCTGTCGATGCAGGCGAATGGGTACTAGTAGGTTCTAACGAATGGTCGGCTAGCTGGCCAGTGGTTAGCGGTACAGCAGTAAGTGGTTCAGTCAGCTACAATTTTTATGTCAACAATAGTCTAATCAGTGGTTCAGGAACAACTGGTGCAATAGCTACAGCTATCAATGCTGCAAATATTCAAGGCGTTACCGCACAGGCTATTAGTGGCAGATTGTATATCTATTCCGATGGTCGTTCAGCAGCTGATGGCACTCCTAGTGATTCATCAGGCCCAGACGGTCGTGTTTTACTTGAGGACGGAACCACGGCTCTCAGCGCACTAGGTATCACAGCAGGCGTATATCTAAGCCCACGTCTAGCACAGCAGCCTCATACATCTATACCTAGCTACAAACGTAGTGAAAACACAGATACTGTTGGCGGCGCAGCCTCAGGCAGCGTATGGATCAAAACCACAGAACCTAACAATGGTGCTCGTTGGAGAGCCAAGCGTTGGAGTTCAGCTACACTATCGTGGGTCAGCTACGAAGCACCAATATATGACGACACTGCAGCAGCTCTATATTATCTAGATCGCAGCGGCGGCGGCGCAGGCATTGCAGAAGATGCGTTGTTCACACAGGCTAATGCCAAGGAAACATCAGGATTTGATACGACTCCTACCACAGCGACATTTAGACTGTGGCGTAGAAACATTGGTGTTGGCGCAGCTACCAGCATTACTAGTAACATTATCAAAGCCGGTACGATTTCAGCAGGTGCTAAAACATTTACTATCAGCGAATCATTAAAGACCACGCTGGCACTAGACACAGCTAAAAACATTTCATTTACCGCTGTAGGTACCAGTGCAGATGCAGATCTTATAGCAGCAGCTATCAACGCAGCAGGATTCACAAACATTGTGGCTTCAGTGACAGAAGTCAGTGCCACGTCGAATAGAGTTGTTATCAGTCATACACTAGGTGGTGATTTTAGGCTAGCAGATAGTTCTGGCACTGCAGTTGCTAATATGTTCACTGCCTACAACATAGATACCTTGGCAGGTACAGAAAACTTCTACGCAGCACAATCTGCAGTAGGCGGATACTTAGCATCTGGTTGGAAGCCTCTAGCAGCCACAGATCCGAGATTTGCTGCTTCTGGTGATGCACCATTAAACGAACCACAAGACGGACAGTTATGGTACAATCCTAATTTTTCAGAAGTAGATCTAATGGTACACAACGGCAACACCTGGGTAGGATATCGTCATTCCACAGCACCTTACTATGAGGCAGCTACAGCAACATTAAGAAATGGCTATCTGCCTATAGTTGCAGCTTCAAATCCGTACAAGAGCGGCATCACAGCCAACGGCGATATTTGGATCAGCACAGCAGACCTTGAAAATTATCCAACCATTTACAGATACAACACTAATCTAAGTGACATAGCTGATCTTGCACAGCGTTGGGAATTGGTAGACAAAGCAGATCAAACCACAGAAGAAGGTGTGTTGTTTGCAGATGCACGTTGGAATACCGCAGGTACTTCAACAGTGGCCAGCACCATAGAAGATCTAATTACCAACAACTTCTTAGATCCAGATGCTCCGGATCCTGCATTATATCCCAAAGGTATGTTGCTATGGAACCTACGCAGAAGTGGTGGCAACGTCAAACAGTATCAAAACAGTTACATTGATACCACTGCTGACAATCCAAGAACTGGCACAGCGACTCTCGCAGGTTCAGCATTCCAAAGCGGTGAAAGCATGGAAACATATTGGACCGATCGTTGGACCACAGCGTCAGGTAACAATGAAGATGGTTCGGGATCATTTGGTCGCAAAGCACAGCGCAAGGTTGTAACACAGGCCTTGAAGAGTGTGGTTGACACTAGCCAAGAGATACGTGACGAAGAACGTCGTAACTTCAATATTATAGCTGCTCCTGGTTATCCAGAACTGTTAAGCAATCTAGTGAACCTAAATATAGATCGCGGTGTTACTGCGTTTGTGGTAGGCGACACTCCGTTGCGTTTGGCTTCAGATGCTACATCATTGACCACATGGGGTACCAATGCTAATCTAGTCACTGACAACGGTGATGATGGTATCGTAACTTATGATGAGTACTGTGCAGTTTACTATCCAAACGGATTTACCACTGACCTCGCTGGGTCACCTGCAGTAGTTCCAGCCAGCCATATGATGTTGAAGACTATCACACTCAGTGACAATGTCAGCTTCCCATGGTTTGCTCCGGCAGGAACACGTCGAGGTGGAATCACTAATGCCACAGCAGTGGGTTATATTGATGCTGCCACAGGCGAGTTCCAAACAGTTGCGCTAAATGAAGGACAGCGGGATACTTTGTATGATCTAAAAGTTAATCCAATTCCATTCTTCAACGGAATAGGATTAGTGGCACATGGTCAAAAGACTCGTGCAAGAAATGCGTCGGCACTAGATCGTATCAACGTAGCACGTTTAGTGGTATATCTACGTAGTCAATTGAACAAGTTGGCTCGTCCGTATATCTTTGAACCTAATGACAAAATCACACGTGATGAAATCAAACAAGCTGTAGAAAGTCTGTTGTTAGAACTAGTAGGACTAAGAGCACTCTACGACTTTGCGGTTGTCTGTGACGAAAGTAACAACACACCGTCAAGGATAGATCGCAACGAATTGTATGTTGATATTGCAATTGAACCTGTGAAGGCTATTGAGTTCATTTACATTCCGTTACGTGTCAAGAACACAGGAGAAATTTAAAAATGGCAATTACATCACTGAATAATTTAGGTATCCCAACAACCAATGCAGCTGGCAGCACCCAGGTGTTGTTGATGCCTAAATTAAAATATCGCTTTAGAGTAACACTATTAGGTTTTGGAGTTGCCGCTGCCACAGAACTTACCAAGCAGGTACAGGACGTGACCAGACCCAAAGTGTCATTTGAAGAAATGACACTAGATGTCTATAACTCCAAAGTCAAACTGGCTGGCAGATACACCCTGGAAAATATTACATTGACCTTACGTGATGATGCCAGCGGTCAAGTACAAAAACTTGTGGGACAACAGATCCAGAAACAATATGATTTCATGGAACAGGCATCCGCTCGTTCAGGTATTGACTACAAGTTTACCACACGCATAGAAGTCCTAGACGGTGGTAACGGTACACTAGTTCCAGAAACTCTAGAAACATTTGAACTCTATGGATGTTTCGTGCAGAACGCAGACTACGGCGATGCCAACTATTCAACCAATGAACACATGACAGTGGCACTGACTATCGCCTACGACAATCTATCACAGTTTGCAGCAGGTGCAGCAGCTACCAGCCCAATTGGTGGTATTGGTGCAGCAGTAGGACGTACTTTAGGTGCAGCCGTAACAGGCGCTTCAACAGCACAGGGATAATTAACCCTGTATCAAGAAAAGCTCGATTATTTCGAGCTTTTTTTGTGACATAAATATTTGTATGGCAAACTATTTCACACGATTTCTCACTGGTGTCGGCGAAGGCTTATTGACTCCCAAAGGACAGAGCGCAAACTGGCGTCACGCCACTAAGCTGTTCATAGATGGCAACATGCGGCTGGCTCCTCGCACCAAGTTCAACTACTATGTAAGATTTGAGATAGACAAAAATGTGATGCGAGTTCCAGCATTTTCTAATAAACATCACGATGAAGTTGGGTTACTTGTAAAAACTGCAGAACTGCCCAAATATAATTTTGATAGTGTGGTAAAAAACCAGTACAATAGAAAAAAAATAATCTATAAAAATTTCAATTACGAACCAGTAAACATCACCATGCATGACGATGCTACCGGAGTTATCAGTGCCATGTGGGCTGTGTACTATGGATATTATATTGCCGATAGACAACTTCCAGAATCAGCTTACTCTGAAACCAAATATCGTGCAGCTGATACACCAAAAGATAATTTTCGATATGGTATGGACAACGACGTTACCGCTGGATTTTTCAAATCAGTTAGTATCTATACCATGGCTCGTAGAAGATTTCTGGGCTATACATTGATTAATCCGAAAATTAAAACTTGGAGCCATGGCAACATGGATTACTCTGCTAGCGAATTCGCAGAAAGCACAATGACTTTAGAGTATGAATCAGTGAAATATTCAGCAGGTCAGGTAGCCTATAATAGTCCCAAAGGATTTGCAACACTGCACTATGATTCAGTACCAAGTCCTATATCAGTAGCAGGCGGTGGTGTTGCTACACTTACCGGAGAAGGTGGGGTATTAGATGGCCTTGAACAGATATTTGGTAATCTAGGATCAGGCGCAGCCTTCGACAGTCCGGGTGGATTTCTCAGCACAGCGATAGCGTCAATCAACACTTATAAAAATATCAAGTCATTATCATCGGCCCAATTAAAATCTGAAGCTATTAATATACTCAGCAATCCGGGTAATATTTCCTCAGCTATCAGCACCGTAGGTGGAGTAGTAGGAGCTGTGTTTCCTAAAAGTGCTAATCGTTCACCTTCTACCTCAGCGACCCAAAGACCATTAGTAGGAGATTTTCCTTCTGATCCAGGAAACGTAGCGTAATATGGCAACTAATCTACCCTCATTTGAAATCCAAGATAGTGCTGCAGGCACCAAGCTGTATTTTGATACCTACGGCGAAGCTGCACTAGAGTTCGCAGCCAACGACGTCACGGCCGCTGTGAGTTTTTTTACCGGTGCAGGCTTTGATTCGGATGCAGCAGCTACCGTGGCTATGACTCTGTTACGACAGGCAAAAATTGATTCTACACCCATTTCACAGATCTTAGACACACTTACAGGATTGAACAAAAACACCCTAAGCCAATTAGTGGGTGAGATACTAAACAACAATCGAGTACCTACCAGCCTTTTAGGTTTCAGAACTGCAGATATTAAACCTAATCAGACTAGAAACATAGCTGCATAATGGGCAAATTCGCACAAGGTCGATTTGAAATGAAAAATCCTGCCAAATATGTGGGATTAAAAACTCCATTGGCTCGTAGCTCGTGGGAGTTTGTGTTCATGAGAATGCTAGATGAACATCCAGGCGTACAGAATTGGGCTAGCGAAAGCATCAAGATACCTTATAGAGATCCATTAACTGGTCGCAGTACCATATATGTGCCAGATTTCTTTATTGTATATCAAGATAAGAACGGTACTAAACACGCAGAAGTTGTGGAGGTAAAACCTTCTAATCACACCTTCAGAGAAGCTGTGGGTAAGAGTCAATACAATCAACAGCAGTATGTAAAAAATATGGCCAAATGGGAAGCTGCTAATGCTTGGTGCAAACAACAGAACATCAAGTTTCGTGTGATTAACGAAACAGACATTTTCCATCAGGGCACAAAACGAAGATAAGTACGATATGACCAAAAGACTTGAAGAATTGTTGAATCTCGAAACCACCGAATCTCTAGCGGAAGCGCCAGTCGAAGCACCTACGCATGAACAGGTGCAGAGTCTAGATGACAGCTATCGTAGAGTAGCAGAAATCACCAGAGGCCTGCCGCAGATCAAAGAATTAGATGAGCTGGATGATCGAGAACTGGATGAACTGGCAAAAAAAGCAGAAGCTGCCTATGATGATCTCATGGACCTAGGCATGAACGTAGAAGTTCGTTATGCTGGTCGTATATTCGAAGTAGCTGCCAGCATGATGGGCAATGCTATTACTGCTAAAACCAACAAAATAGATAAAAAACTCAAAAGCGTAGATCTACAACTGAAGAAGCTGAAAATAGACAATGACGCAGGCAATGAACAGGACGGAGTGATCAACGGTGCAGCATATGTGATCACAGACCGCAATGAGCTACTGAAAAAATTAAGCGGAAAAGCATAAATACAAGTATGAAAACTTTTAAAGAATATCTCACTGAAAACAAAAAAATCTACAGCTTCAAGGTTAAGGTTGCTGGCGAAATTCCTGAGAATTTTCAGGAAAGTCTCAAGACCAAGCTAGAACGCTGCAAGGTGGTAACCTTTGAAAAGATGAGCACAACACCTATACAAAAGTTTCCGTTAGATTTTCCTGGCAAGTCCAACATGGAAGTCACTGTATTCGAAGTGGTTACAGAATACCCAGTAACTCCTCCGGAAATCACTGACATGATCAAAGGATCTGGCATCACCGAAGACTGTTTCCGTGTGCGTGGTAGCAATGAACCTACAGAAATAGATCAGCTGTTTATGGACAATGAGCCTACAGGAGATGCACTGTTAGATGAACAGGACATGGAAAAAGGCACAGGAAAAATCAAACACAAAGACTATTTTGGTGATGATTTCAACAAGAGTTTCTTAAAAGATTTGAACAAAGCTGCCAAAGATCGCAAGAAGGATGGCATCAACGTAGAATACAAACTGCCCAAGGGCAAACAAGACAAAGCAGGTGCTCGAAGCGCCTTAGGGAGTTAATACATGGATTTCAATCAATTAATGGCACGCATGCGTGAATTAGATCAACCTACCAATGAAGGAGGTTGCGGCATGGATGCGCCAATGGCACCGCCTATGTCTTCGCCAATGAGCATGACTTCGCCAAAGCCAGACACACCGCCACCTACAATGAGCATCAATCTAAATGCTCAAGGCATGGACAACATCGAGTCATTGATGAAACTGGTCACCAAGGTGAATCCCAGCATGGATAAACCGACGATGCCACCAAGCATTAGTATTGAGCCTATGGACAAACCTATGGGAATGCCTCCACTAGGTGGTCTTGGAGATCTAGACAAAGGTCCGTTAAAGATGTTGCCTGATCTAGACTCGGACAATGATGACATGCCAGGCGGAGAAATGGACAGCGACTATGACGACAGCGGAGATCTAGATGCACATGAAAAAGATCATGCAGACGAAAAGCCTTTGATCAAAACTCTAGATCGAGATGACGACGGCGATCACGACATGGATGACCATGACGCAGAGAAAAAAGAAAAAGACGAAGCGTTCGGCAACAGTGTGGATGATAGTGAGCCAGGCTACAAGACCGTTGCCGATGTGATGAACAAAGGTGATGATCTAAACAGACCAAAGAAAAGTTTCAGTGGCAAACCATATCGTGGTGACAACCCTATGGCAGCTGGCGCTTATGAAAGCAAAGAACAACTACGTGCCGGCATACGTGCAGAACTCATGCAACGGTTGGCAGAAGCTAAAGGAGCGAAATAATGGCATCAGGATTTCAACAAAACGAAAATCAACTTACACCAGGCCTATACCGTGTTGTGATCGATCTCTCAGGATATTCCAGCACAGCAGCTGACACAGATGCAGGCGGTGTAGAAACCAGAGACAGCAGTGCATTTGCAACACAAAACACTACATTAGCTAACGGTCAACGCAGAGCGCGAGGCAATCTACGCTGGCAAGGAATTTTAGAAAATCTAGGTCGTGGTGGTGATTTTAGAATCTTAGACATAGAAGAATTAGAATCTACAGGCCCAAGCGCATTAGATAATGCAGACGATGTCACAGTTACTCTAACATTTACCGTGCAGTATGACAGAGATGCCTTTGTGTTGGGCAACGTACAAAATTTCTTGATCGCAGAAGGCAGAACCACAGGTGGTGTTGCTAAAAATTCAGATCACGAAACATTAGGCTCAGCTACTACTACCAGCACAACTGCGTTGGCTATTGAAGAATTAGTGGTTCGTGGTATCACCAAAGGCTATCAAGATTATGTGACCGATGTTAGTACAGCAGTTGGGGCAGGCGACATATTCACTAGGAGTTACAGAGTCTATGACGGAACACAAGGCGCTGAAACACAAGCAGTATTGACAGTGAAAGCACCCATTACTCCAAAAGCAGCTCACACAGATGTCACAGTGACTGCTATAGACGGTACCACTCTGCCAACAACTTAATTATATCTACATATCCAAATAGGCTCTCCGGAGCCTATTTTTTTCATTAAATAAACATATGGGAAAATCACTCGACGGCGTACTGATTAAAAAGGCTCACGCTCAGACCAAATACACAATGGATGAGGTCAAGCATCTTGAAGCCTGCTTGGATCCTGTTACAGGACCTTTGTATTTCTGCACCAATTTTTTAAAGATACAGCATCCAACTCGTGGCGCTATTAATTTCGAACCCTACGAATATCAAGAAAGATTGATAAAAAGCATACACACCAATAGACAGTGTATAGCCATGCTGCCTCGCCAGATGGGCAAGACCACCTGTGCTACTGGCTATCTGCTTTGGTACACCATGTTCATACCAGACTGTCAGGTATTGATAGCTGCCCACAAATATGAAGGTGCCAAAG